TATTAAATTATAACAATATTTCTTAAAAATTTGTTGAATTTTATCAAATTTTTGTTTACCATAATTAGCTATTTCTAATAATGTAGTATTGAAGCGATTCAATTGATCTTCCATTCGTGTAGGATCACATTCACTCCAACGTGCAATTTCCATCACTACATCTTCATTCAATTGTGCAAGATATATATTATATTTTTTATCCTTAATAAATTTTCTTTTCAAAAAATCTATTGCATGAATATCATATAATAAAATTTTTATTTCTGATTTATCAGGTGTAGTATAAATCATATTTAATTCTTGCATAATATTACTATAAGTCACCATATTCATCAAATGTTGAATAGACTTATGAATAGCTAATAAATTATCATCACCATAAAACCAAGCTTTAACCAATTCATTAAATTTATGTAAATCAGTTCCATTCACTAAACGCAAATAAGCATAACGTGCACAAAACATATTCACAATAATATTAATAATTGTAGTTAAAACATTTCCGGATGGATTTCCTTGTCGAAAAAAGAAAATAATATCATCGACAATATGATAAGATGACAAACAAGTTTTAATTAACACTCGTCTTATCAGTTTATTTTCATCGGAATCATTATAAAAGTCATTGGCTGCTTTTATAACACATTCACAACATTGGTGCCATATACTAGCATCATAATTACTATAATCACCATTTATAAACCGATCAGACATAGCAAGAAAAGTTTTCATCTTAATTGTCCAGTCAACACTATTTGGATTAATACCTATAGCCATTTCACCATCCAAAAATGATGCCTGACAATGAGCTATAAAAAAACCAAAATATTTACGCATTAAAATAGATAAATCAACAGGACCCACTTGAAATATACGCGTTTTTCCAGCAACAACTTTTTCAATTAGCCGAGTTTCATCTTTCATTTTATCAACAAAATATGTCTCAGCTATTACACCTTGCTTAGCTAAGTCTTCACGCATATCAATATTCCTTTGTAATAATGGCTTAGCAACATATGTTTTAAACTCATTATCATAAATAGTGATATCAAACAAATCTTGTTTACCACCAATAACATTATTAAAAACATATGGAAAACCAGCAGATGTTCTCATATCAAGTGGTTTCAAACCATCCATACCATTAATACTTTCAAAATCAGTTAATAAACGAGGATAAATACTATAATTAGTGCGCCATGACAAAATAGTCGATGTAATATGATCATTAATTAGATCAAATTTATCTTGGTCTACATAAAAACCCTTTTGATTTAATTTACCTAAAGCTAAAGCCATAGGAGACACCAACTTACCATCAATGTCACACTTAAACAAACGTGCAGGTTCTTGTGTATGAGGCCCAAAATCCTCTTCCATTACATCAAATACTACACTCTGTTGTATTTTACTACGACTAGCCATTGATGTTTTAATAGGTTTGCCATTAATTTTACCAGCACGTCCTACTACTAACAGATCTTTACAATGATCATCATGTAATAACGTACTAGTTGGATTCAAACCCCAATCTATATAATCTGTACCACTTTGAATAGTAATAACAGTACCACTATTTTTAAAAAAATCAAATGCTTCATCAACATCTTCTTTAAAAACCGGAGAAGCAATTCCCTGATGTGTTCCGCTAGAACCACCAGTATGTATACCAAGAAATTGTCGACATCCCATAGTACTATCCATACCCAAATAAGCCAATCCACAATCCCCAAATTCTGTATAACACATATCATACATATAACATATAGGTATATTAAACTCTAAATTTTTAAGAGCTTTACCAGTAATTTTATCAATTGGAGAACCTGAACTATATTTCATACTAGTCAATTTTGAACTACCAACAGTTAACATAGTTGGTTGTAATGGAGCAACTGATTCACAACGTTTAGAACGAAATCCATATAAATAACAATTATATAAATTAGGATTATCATTTTCAGTTTGAAAAAAAGCACGTAAATCTCTCATACAACATAAATCCTTAATACGTACAAAGCAAATGTCATTACTATGCTCATAAGGAGGATAATAATGTTGACAATCAACAAAACGTACTTTAATATCTTGTTTCTGATTCCAAGACAACTGTATAAAACTATTATAACCTTGTTCAGTGAAAAGATCATTTAATTCACTAAAACGTAACCAATAGTGACGTGGCATAATAAACACATCACCACCAACACATAATAAATTACCATATGTTGGTGAAATGTGTTCTACGCCATCCACATTAGTTATAAAATGTATACGAGCAAAATGTAAGTCTAATCGACTTTCAATATCACGATTTACACTTTGATATGCTTGAACACTAAAAAAAGTAGTATTCTTTTTCCGACGAATTTTATTCAATTTAGGCTTATTACTAGCTTCACTACTTTGAGGTTGACATTGTTCTTCTTGTGGTTTACTAGTAAAATAAGATTGTATACCCAAAGCAAGCAAACCAACACCAAAGTATACAGAAAAGAAAATAGTTAACAATTGTGTCAACTCACTACGTGTACTCCAAAAATCTTTAATTTTCCCAACAAATCGTTGAAAATAAGATTTACGTTCAGCAAGAATTAAACGTGCACCTACAAAACCTTCTTTTATAAAGATATATGTACATGCATCCAACACTTCCAAAGCCTCTTGTTTTGTACGAATACAATAATGATGATTACC